ATTTCCGACAACAGTCTCCTCCGCCGGCGACAGATTATTCATCCGATATTCAAGCGCCCCGTAAGCGACATAGAACCGCCATCCCATGTTCCCGGAGGGCGAAGCCCCATAGGCAGGATACCCACAAAACCGCCGAACATCCGTCTTCTGCGCATCCGTGAGCATTCCGGTCTTCCTTCTCCCTCCCCGTCGTAGGGAGGGTCGGGGTGGAGGGAGGGAACAACCCGAAACCGGCCGAGGATCAACCCAAATGTTCAATCATCACGGCACGCTTGAAATTCGCATTGGTTGCAGTCGGCACCGTGACGCTCGTCGTCGTCGTATCAGACGGTGCGCAGAACCCGCCGATCCAATACCAGGACTGTGCGATGATCTGCTGCAGCCGGTCGATCGGCTCACGCGTCACCATGCATACCCCGTCAACGAGCGACACAAGCGAGTCCTTCGGCGCCACATCGTTGCTTGCCATGCCGGCAAAATCACCCTCCACCAATGCCCCTTGGCCCACAATGATCGGTCGGCGAATATAAGCACCCGAGATCGTGGGATGGGCCTGTACAACGGACTCGTTTGTCAGCAGGAAACGAAGCCCGAGGAATTCGTTCACCACGCCCTGTCCTGGCCGAAACACCTCGTTGGCCGACGTGGCGCCAATAAACAGCCGCTGAAAATCATTGTCGGCAAACAACTGCCTCGCGCTGATCGGATCCAGATGGCAATTGTAGGCGCCGTCGATGTCAGGCACGGCATTAAGCCGCAAATTGGCAACGGCATCGAGAATATTCGCCATCGATAGCGTGTCGCCTGCCACGATCTGCGTCGAGTTCGTTCGCCCATTCGGCCGCAATACCAGCGATGCCGTCGCCGCCTGCACGCTATTGAACGCCGTCGCATCGCTCACCGACACGTTGCTCGAAAAGCTCAGAACGCCTGATACGCCGCCGGGCGTAATGGAGATGTTCGTCGCATCAGTTGTCACACCGACAAGCGTGTAGATATCCGAACCTACGGTCACCCCAAGCGGGTTGCTCGAAGTTACAGTCTGCTGAACGCCATTGACAAACGCCGTCTGAAATCCGCGCACATCATCCACGGCCACACTGGGTCCAGCACTGCCCAGGGTCGTGCGCACGAAGGTATTGCCAGCGAAATAGGCATTGAACAGGGCATTGCGCGCCAGATCGTCCAGGCTGCGCGCCGCCTGCTCGCCATTCACATAGGCATTATGCAGAAATACGCTGGCGATCGCGACGCGGCTCGTCACCATGTTCAGATCCATGGTTGCCGCATAATGGTTCAATGTAATCGAAAATTGCTCGACATTCCAGCTGCCCGAGGTCAGCCCATTATCGAGGTTGGTATTCGTATTCGCCGCCAGCGGCGTTGTTACTGCCGGCCGTAGCCCTGCCCGCGTCTTCGTCAGAGTCTCGCCAATCCCAACAGAAAATTCCTCCCGGTCGGCGCAGGCACGATAGCCGATCCGTGACCGCAGCGCCTGCTGGAACTCACGCTCCAAAAACCCTTGCTGGATAATCGGCTGCAGCGCCAGTGGAAAATTCGATACGCTCATTCATGCCCCCAAAACTACGGGGGCGCCGCCCCCAAATTGTAACGCCGTAGGGCGGATTTCTTATCCGCCTCACCAGACACACGATCGCCGGCAAACCCAAGCCCTACCGGCGACGCAGCAGCTCGGCCCGAGCAGTCCGCCACTCGTCGAGACTCATCTCCGTCGCCAGCTTGCGCCGTGTCACCGCCGCAGTCGGCGCAACCGCCGCACTGCTCGAGCTCGCAGCACCAAACAGCCAGGGCTTGTCACGACGCAATTTTGCGATCACCTCGCCTGCGCCAGGAAACTCACCATTCTCTGCCGGTGAGAGGAGGGCCGGATCGATCAGCTTCAATCCATCCAAATCGACCATGCCGGCACGCACAGCCTCCGCCTGAAGCGCCAATTGGACGAGCTTTGCACTCGATTGCGCCTGCACCTCCGCCAATTGCCGCTCCAGCCCCTCGACATGCGCACGCATCGCTGACAACTCGTCGCCCGCCGCTGGCAAACCTGCGATCTCGCTCATCCGCCCTCCTCAGCCTTGATACGGGCGAGTTCCACCGAGCCATCCTCGATGCCGAACATCGGCCCCAGAACATGCAGCGCCGTTTCGCGTGAAATCTGTTTCGCTGCCACCAGCGAAATCATCGTCTCCGCCTGGCGCTGCCGATCTAGCGAGTCGGCCGGATACCAGTCCGGCCATCGCAGATTGAGCGGCGCATCCGCATCCAGCAGCGGCAACACTGTCCCCTCCAGCGCCAGCGGATAAATCCGCGCCGCGCGCAGGATCATGCGCGCCAAAGCTAGCAGCCCATCGCCGTAGCTGATGCGCAGATTATCGGCCAGCCAGAGCAATCCCTGATTCATCAGTTCGATGGCGCGTCCGCTCGATGGCGTGGTCAGCCGGCTCGCATCCACCCGGTTGCCATGTACGCTCTCCAGCGCAAGCTCGCGCAGCGTGCGCACGTAATCGATCACCGCCTGGCTCGCGGTCCCACCGATTTCCAGCAGCTTCGCATCACCCTTCTCGCTGACAACCAGCGCATTGGCCGCTCCGCGCACCATCGCACCGTCCAGTCCGGCCGGCTCGCGTATCAGCAGCGTCGGGTCGCTACTATATTTCAGCCCCCGCCCCGCTTGGCTAAGCTGATAATCGATCTCGATGCCGGTATCGACCGCAGCACGAAACGTGCAGGCGCCATCAGGCGCTTTGCCGCCAGGCAGGTTGCGTATCCACACAACCGGTACAAATCCGAGCCGGTGCGAGAAACTCCTGTCATCGTCGCGCAGCAATGCGGCCTGGCTGCCTACCCGCCCAGGCAGGAACCAGCTTTCATCCTGTGCATCCCAGGTACGGACAAACCAGTAAAGCGCATCGACATCGTCGATATCGTAGCCCTGCTCAGCAAGCTCCCAGCCCGCCACCTTGACCCGCTCGGTCACCCGCAGCAGCTTGTCCGGCTCCTGCGGGTCCCAAACGGGCGTCAGGAAATCCGTATCCGCCACATCGACAAATACGCGCCTATTGAGCACCCGCAGAAACAACGCAATCGAGCCTACGCTGCCGCGCAGGCCTGCCTCCGTAATCACCGCATTCAGCCGCGCATCGCGAACAATGGCGGCCATCGCACTGCGCACGTCGGCATCGGGCGATTCGATGACCGGGAAATGTCCCTCGCTGAACAGCAAGGCAACACTATCCTCCACCACCACACGCGCCAGCGCATACCGCACCGACGGCCGGCGCTGCCGTACCGGAATATATTCGCCGCCGCCTGTGCGCTCCTGATGAAACTCGTAGGGCAGCACGTCATAGATCGTACCGTCCAGCACGCGCCGCAACACCCCTAAAGTCCACGCGCGCTCAGCAAAGTCCCGATCGCGCGGCACCAGCTCGCAAATCGTACTGAACAAGATGCCACCTCTTCACAGTTCTTCTCCCCCTCTTGGGGGGCGGGACGTGGGCCCGACGCGCGGTGACGATGGAACGTGAGATACCCGCCCTACCGCTCCGAGAACGCCAGCCGCGCAAATCGCGCCGGCGGCTTCAACTCCAGAAACATGCCGAACGCCCGCGACAGCGCATCCACCTGATCGTCCTTCGATCCATGCGGAAACTGCGCAATCTCATCGAGCAGCGCAGCATTCCACGCAGCCCGCCGCATGCTCAGCAGCCCGTTTTCCAAATGTGCCGACACTGACCGGGCCCGCACCGCCTTCTCACCCGTCTCCGGCGTCGCACTGACCCGGTAGCCGGCCAGCGACTGCACCAGATACATCACCTGCGCCCGTCCGGCCTGCCCCGGATCCTGCGGCAAACCAATCGCCACCTCCGGCCCATCCTGTTCAGCCGCCGCACGAATGGCCGCCGCCACCCCCGCCGGACCGCGCCGGAACCGGATGACATCATCAATGCAGAACGCCCCCGCCTCCGTGCGTACCAGCTTCAGCCCGACCGACCAGTCGGGGTTACCG